TGTCCCCAGGCACGTTCACGACCCAGGCGCCGGCTGACGACTTTGACCTTAGGCTTTCGGCGGCTCATAGTCGGAGGCATTGGCGCTGTCTCTCACGCGATCCCAGAGCCAATAGATGCCAAGACCTGAGATGACGGTCGCAGTGCCGATTGCCAGATAAAGGAACCAGGGCGAGTCGGCAAGATAGGGTATGCCTCCGCAGAAGGCGCCGCAAAGGAGCAGTGGGATTCCGATACGCGGCCCGAGGAAAGCAGTCGTTAGGGCACCGATGACGGCGAGGCCTGCCCCGGTGAGGGTCCAGATATTCTCGGCTGCCGACTTCTTCACGCGCTCGACCTCGGCGGTAAGTTCGGCAATGCGGGCGTCCTTCAGCTGCGAGATGCGAAGGGCTTCGGCTTGGCTAGCTTCGAGCTTCGCAAAGTCGGCGTCCAGTTTAGCCAGGAGCTTCTTGCCGTACTCGACCGCGTCGCCGTAAGCCTTCTGGTCGGAAGGGTTGGCCGCACGCTGACGCGCTAGGGCGAGTTCTTCGGGAGACGCTGGGGGCAAATAAGCCAAGGCTACGGTGGTCTCTCCACGGACGACGGCGGGCTTATCGGCATTCTCGCGGGCTATGCTGATCGCGGCGGCAACCTTCTGGTCAGCCTTGTCCCATTCCTTGCCGACCGTAGCGACGATAGAGGGCGAGGTCGGGGCGTTCGGCTGCTCAGGGAGAGCAGGGCGAGACGTGCTGCACCCGGTCAGGCAGAGAGCGATGACCAGGAGCGAACGCACGGCGTCAGTCCTTGGACTTAAGGGCCTTGATGATGTCCACGGCCTTCTCGACCTTGGCGGACTTTGCGTTCTTCAGACCGGCGATGAAGCCGCCAATAAAGCCGATGAGCAGGGAGACAAGAATGGTGATCATATTAAGGGGTCGAAACGAAGATACATGGGATGCGATAGGTCGAACCACCAACGGACATATAAATGTCGTGAGTGTTTGCCCCAACGCCGTGAGTAGAAACGCTCTTGACCGTAAAGACAGGGCCAGCCGCATTCACGAATCCGCTGGCTTTAACATTACCAACAACTTCAACCTTCTGAGTAGCGGTGTAGCCAGTCGCGACGCCGATGCCTACGTTTCCGGCTTGATCAACAACAAGCGCATCAGCGTCGGGGTTTAAAGAGTCCTCAATAAGAAGGACATTTCCAGTTCCCTTTTGGGTTACGCGCAAGGCGGCAGTGGTAGCCGTCGTGTCGATGATTTGCGGGGCGGAAAACGTATTCGTTAGCCCGTTGACCGACAGAGTGCGGACTAAGTTTGCCCCATCCTTGTATGAAATGGTGTTCGTACCCATCCAGACGTCGCCGGCCGTCGTGCTTGCAGGGGTGTATCCCGTGCCGATGTTCAACGGGGAAATCGTGCTTCCAGGGGTTAGGATAATCTTACCCGTGAACGTTGCGCCGGAGAGGGCGGCGTAGCCGTTGGATACCCAAGACTGATTGGCGAGCGTCTCGGTGACGGAGGCTAGTTGAACTTTAAGGCCGAGCGACCCATAGTTCCAGATTTCGCCATCAAGAGGGCTTGACGGAGGCGTACCAAGTGGGATGCGTAACCCTGCTCCTGCTCCGTTAGATGCCTTGACCTGGACAAGCCCTGTGAAGGTCGAGCCGCCAAGTGTAGCGTAGGCAGACATTGCCGACTGAGTTTGATAGGTTGAGGCCGCCGATGTGGTCGTTAGATAGTCCTGACTAATCACCCATGACTCCGTTGCATAGCCAGCAATAGCGCTTGCCGTGATAAATCCGTCCGGGTTGCTGATGCTGTAATAGAGGCCGTCAGCCGTGCCTTGCGTGATGTAACCTTGTCCAGTCACGAATGACTCCGTCGCGTAGCCGGTCAGGTCAATCGATAGGTCGCCAGCCGTGACAGCCAGGGGAGCCGTGACCGAGGTAATTAAGCCACTAGTTGCCGCCGTGGTCTGGACCGTTGCGTCAGGGAACGTAAGCCCGGTCGGATTGACCTGCATATGGCTTGCGCCGTCGTAAGTATCCAGGCCGTTGAACTGAACGGTCGTTCCCTTGCTGTGATCCGCAGAGAGTTGAACGCCGAACAGGTCGCCAGCCATCTCCGTATCATAAGTGGCGGACGAGCTCGTAATCGAGCCAGTCATCGCCCCGCCAGACTTGGGCAGGTAAGGCGTCAGTGCCGAAGCCGTGATGAAGCCTTGGCTGTTGACGTAGGTCTCGGTCGCGTAGCCGTTCAAGTCGGCCGCAACGAGGAAGGCTGAGGGATTACCAGTCAGGGGGTAAAAGCCAGCCGTCACCCATGATTCCGTTGCGTAGCCGGCGAGCGACAGAGTAGTCCAATTGGTCGCATAGTCTACGCCCGTGGTCGTCTTAGTCAGGAACTGACCAGCGGTACCACCAGCAGGAACCCCAGGACCTACTGGCCCTACAGGGCCTTGACCTCCAGGCAGGCCCTGAGGTCCGGGCGTGCCAATGGTACCCGACAAGGTGCCCGCGATAAGGCTGTTAAATGTGCCGTTGATGGTTGCCATGTTAAGCCTGGGTAATGGTTTCCTGAACCTGCACGCGGAAGATCGTGGAGTGCGTGACCGGGCCGCCAGGGAACGTCATGCGGAAGTCCCAGCTGGCGAGGCCAAGGGCCCACTGGGAACTGTCGCCGACGTACTGGGCGGTATAGGACAAGCCATCGTTAGCCAGATTAATGGTCATATCGTACTCCTTGCCGGAGCGGTCGCGGAGGGTCGAAAGGATGGTCGTTCCGATAAGGTCAGCGGGTTCGCCGGCGCCAGGTACCCAAGTCCACTCGCTTGAGAAACTGTCGCCCCTGGAGAAAATGGCAGTGTTAGAGCAGCTCATCGGGTCTTAATCCTGCCCAGATTGGCAAGGGGTCAGACCTCCCCAGCCTTTGTCACTTCCGTTACCTCATAGTCTTCGATATAAGTGATATAGCCCTCTACCTTGGGAATCACTATGTCCTCTAGCTTAAAGCCGAAGGCCGTGTAGATCACCCCATCCCGAGGGGTTCCGTCGCACTGGTAGGTATTAGACTCATCTAGGGTCACCGTAAAGGTCAGGACATCGTGCTCGACGCAGAGCTCGCTTTCATAGTCAGGGGCAAAGCAGACGCCCCAGAACATGATTCCCATGGGGTTCGGCTCTGGGATGGAGAATGGCAGTTCAGAGTTTAAGCCAGTCTCGACGTAAGTAAGACCAGGGTATCCGATTGTATGGCGCTGCCCCGGGCCGCCGTAGGCCCTACCTGTGAACCATGAGCTGACGCCAGACTGTTTAATGTATTGGGGCGTATAAGGGCTGAGCGGCGTGCCTCCAGAAATCCAGTTAGTCCAAGCGCTCGGAAGTCCAAAAGCATCATCCTGCTTCGGATAGAAACAACGCTTAGGGGGGGCCTTCCAGATGTAGACCTTGACCTCAATCTGGCTTCCAAGGTTCCAGCATGATCCGTTCGCATCGAGAAAGAGACCATGAGTAGCTTCGGCCTCCCAGCGCATTGGTTCAATCTGCCCTTCATCGTTTTCAGGATAAACCTCAAAGGCCACCGTGCGATAAGCACCCGAAGGATAGCCGGACGAATACTGCCATGTGCACAGGTCCGGGGCCTGCTGGTTTAGGAAGTAAGACTCCTGTCGATTGAAGTAAGGATATACCAGCTCGTATGCCACAGGGTTTGCCGCGTCGTAAGTCGTGCTGGAAAACTTGAAAGAGAAGTCGTAGAACGTGCGCGTCAGGGATTGGTATAGCGGTTCCTCTAGGTCGGTATTATAAGTGACATACCAAGGGGCGATAAAGTCGACCGGCTCCTGGTTGGCTGGGCTTTCTGTATCTGGGCCCTTGCGCGTCTGCCAATATGGGACGGTCGGATCAGAAGGAGGGAAGACCTGAATGGCGTCCTCGTAAGGCTGCGCGCCCATATCCCAGGCAGTCTCCTCGGTCCAGCGCGGGAAGAGCGTCCGCAGCGTCGGCGGTGTCTGCGTAGGGTCGTCTAGGATATTGACGATGCCGGTATCATTTACGAACTTGGCGAAGATGTCGCGGCGCAAAGCGTAAGAATAGGCATTTGAATAAGCCTGCTCATCTCCGAAGTAAGGCGACGTAGGATCGTAAATGCAGTCGGAGTTATAGGCGTCATAGACGCCTTCACGCTCCCATGCGATTTTAGAGAAGCGATGATTAAGCGCCGTCTTATATGCGACAATATTGATATAGTTACGCGGCAGGTCTTCAGGGGTAACGGTAACTTCAGGCCCGGGTGTTGACCCAAGCAGGCCCCAGGCTTTGGTGATTACGTTGGAAGGAGTCGTTAGCGGATAGGTGGGAAAGTATTCATGGATGCCTGCACCGTAGACTGGTGGGCTGAGTATGTGCGCCGGATCGCGTTCCTGCTCACCGTTTAACTGGCCGAGCACGACCAAGGCTCCAGCCACTCGGGGGGGGAGGCTCATCAGATTTTAGAGTACCAGTAGACCGCGTCGGTTTCGCCGCACTTAAAGCGCTCCATGACAAGCGAGTTCATAATGAACTGCGTCTTCCCGGTATACTCAACGACGCCAAGTAAGACATAGGCCTCATCGTCATTGTCAGTCAGGGTCGAGGTCGTCGCGATGATCTGCTCAGAGCCGTAAGGGTAGGTCTGGAGGTAGATGTTCAGCGCCGGGTCGCCATCTTCGCAGGCCGTCAGGCCAAGGGAGCAGACAACGCCGTTAATAGTACCAGGCAGGACCGTGAAAGTGTTGCCCGATTGAGGCACAAAGACATAAGGGGTATTCTCAGCTGCGGCCGTGGCTAGGTAGACTAAAAGGTCGGCCCAACTGCCAGAGTTTGCGGGGTCCGATTTAGCAATCTTGAAAGGGAAGATGGATAACATCTCCAGGGACAGATTTGTCTCTGAGTCATCGCTATCATAACGCAGAAACGGCTTGTCGATATTGAGCGTGGTCCCGCTCGATGAGGCGCTGAACGTGTAGCCTGTGCCGGGTTGAAGTTTGCTCATACGAGGTCGGTGTAAGAATGATGGTAGTCGGCTTCGGCCTGCCCGAGAATATAGCGCTCGCGGAGTAGATTACTCTTAACGAACTGGGTCTTATGGTATTGGTCTACCTGACCGATAAGGACATAAGCAGCCGAATCAGAATAGGTCAACGTGGAGGTCGTAGCGATAATCTGAATCTCGGCATCAGGGTAGGTTTGGACGTAGACGTTTGTCAGGCCGGATCCGCAGGCCGTAAGCGACAGGGCGCAGGGCGTACCGTTTACCGTACCAGGGGCGACGAGGAACGTGGAGCCCGCGTCAGGATAAAGGTTATAAAACCAACCTGCACCTAGGCCAGTTTCGGCAGTAATTTTAGTAATGCGAAACGGGTGGGGACGGTAGAGTTCAATGACAAGGGACGCGTTGCCTTCAGGGCCATGTTCTGCCGGCCATACTTTATCGATGTTTAGAGTCGTGCCGCTCGACGACGAGCTGAAGGTATAGCCCGTGCCCGGTTGCATGTTAGGGCATGATGCTCGACTTACGGTAGACTTCGTCCGGCCATCCTTGGATGCTGTAGCGCACTTCGTAGGAAACTTTATAAAGGTCACCGAAGTCTTCCACGTTTACCTGCGAGAGTAGCAGCTGATCATATTCTCCATCCTCGACCGATGAATGGAAAGACGTGCCGATATAGGTGGGCACAATCTTAGGGAGCGTGCCGGCCCAGTCGTTATCGTAAGAAGTGGTTCCAAGCCAAGTGACCATTTGCTGAACCGTTGCTTGTTCGTTCGTGTAGAAGTGACCAGAGAAAGAAGTAGTCGGTGCAAGATAGTTGGACTTGCCGAAGAAGTGTTTAAATTCAGGGTCTACAAAGCCGATGAAGCGGCCACCGTCCTGCGTTTCAAAGCAAGCTCCATGGTCTCCGACAAAGGATTGCCGTGACTTCTTAGTCGCTCCATCCATATAAGAAACAACCGGCCCAAGGGATGACGCGGCAAAAGCGATGTTGGCAATCACGTCACCATAGCCATCTCCGCCAGGGAGGAAGAAGTTCGGATTAGTCGAGATGTTCTCAGAGGTCAGGCCGTTCGACGTGCTGATCTGCGGATTAGTCGCAAGACCTTCGTTAACGTCTGGGGCTATGCCGACATAGTCGCAGGTCTGAATCTGCATCCCAAGGGAATCCATGGCCGATGTCTGCTTATGCAGGTGCAGATATTCATATCCGGTAATAGGGCAGGCCTCTCCGCGTACGAAGTCGACGCCATTTGAAACATCGGTAGTGAATTGGATGGTAGCCGTACGAAGGCCGTAGCCGTCATCCGAGACCTTCCAGCCTGGCTTGATGATGTAATCGGTTAAGTCGTTTCCTACGTCAATTCTTGCCATGGTAGTAAATTATAGTCCGTAGGGAGTGGCACGCATTGGCGCGCCCTCTTCGGGTTTTGTGAAGTCAGTGCCGCCGTTCGCGTAAGCGCTGGCAATCTGGTCAAGCAGTTCTGTCTGAAGGCGGGCTTGTTCAAGCTGAGCGCTCATAGCTTCCAGGACAGGGTTTGCACCAACGCCGATGACGTTTGATAGGCCTTCAAGTTTGCGAAGATCGGTGCCGGTGGCTTCCATACCTTTAGCGGCTTCGCCCTTCAGAGCACGCTGGCGAACGATTTCCTGAACGTCCTTATCGGAGCCCATATCATTGAGGCCCGTATACATGCCGGCGGCCTTGACCCATTGACCGCGCTTCCATAGTTCAGAAATAACGCTATCCGCGTTGCCTCCCCACGCGCCGCCCTTTTCAAGGTATTTTTCGGTTGAAGCGGTCTTCTGTTCCTCCGCTAGTTTCTTCTCTTTCTCGGTCGCATCGTCCGCAGCATTTTGACGGGCTAGGGCAACGTCGCCGGCAGAGAGAAGTTTAGACTCCCCTTTTTCTGCAAATGCAATGGCATCGGCGACCTGCTGGCGGTTCTTATCGATGGCGCCCTGGATGAAGTTCAACGCGGCATTAAAAAGAACAAGCGGAGCCGTAAAGGCTAGGAAGACGTCCTTGAAGCCGGTGCTAAATTTCTTTTGAACATCCTCGACCTGTTTGCCCATGCTTACCGTCGCCGACTTAGCCTTATCCATCGCCTGGGGGACGTCGGAGGTCGTCTTGATGTTAACTGTCAGATCTTGGGCCATCGGGTTCGGGTTCTACCTTTGCAGGGTTGGCAACCGGCTTAAAGGTTCCCGCCTTCTCAAGCCCGTCGAGCATCTCCTCCTCTTCAGTCGAAAGCACGTTTAGATCGGCGCCCTTATTAATGGCAAAAGCGGAGTTCATCCAGATTGCTTGGCACTCCGGCATCTCCCACGCCCGCTTTTCCTCGATGCCGTTGGCGATTAGGTTACTGACGACCGAGAGAGGCCATGGGACGCCCTTGCCATTGGAAGAAGTCTTCTTATCATTTTGCCAGAATTTAGGCCAATGGGAAACCAGTGTATAGTCGGCGAAGAGTTTAAGCTGCCTCTGATACTCGGGAGGATTGGTCGCAAGTCGCAGCAGGCGCCAGCGCTCAATCGGGTTGAATCTTCCAACAGGCGATTCCGAGCATACATTGACCGCGAAGAGCAGGTCTTCCGGGCCGACTATTCCACCTTTGACCAGGGGAGAATCAAAGGCCGTAAGCCATACGCGATACTTCAGGCACCAAGGATACAGGGTTTTCCCGAGAATCCGTATTTTCGACGGATCAGAGTAAGCCTTAAGAAACCTGCTATCCATGACTTCACTTTCCCCCTGCGGGGCAGGAAGTCAATTAGGCACCTTCGTAAGAGACGCAAGTCACCGAAATCATCGTCCAACCCTTGTTAGAGCCCTTATCGTCTACTTTCGTTACTGTTCCCTCATAGCTCGTCGAAGCGGTTCCAAACGGATAGCCGGAGGCAGTGTTCACGTCAAAGGTCAGGGTATCTCCGAGCTGCGGGATGGCAGTCGTGACAGCGATGCCTTCGATGGTTAGCTCGGTTTTGCGATCATCCATCCGATGAGTGACCGTGATGCCAGTCTCATCCTGAGCAGTAGAATCAGCATTAAAACTGGCCGAAGACGAATAGGACTGGACCAGCAAATTGCTGACGGTGCCGTCTAGGCCATAAATTAGGGCGGTGCCTACGGTAACAGAAGCCATTTGTATTTGCCGAGATTGGCAACCTTAAGCGGCCGGAGGAAGAACGACGAGAATGTCGTACGAAAAGGCCGTCGCCCAGGAGCGTTCAGAGATTCCTTCGTCTTCGGACATAGGGCTTACGTCGTAGCATGTAGCATCGCCACTAGTAACGAATCCTGCCTTGATAGCGGCCAAATCTTGCATGGCTCCCGAGACCGCGGCGCAGCGGGAACGGTGCTGAGACAAGGTTGTATCATCAGCATTCGAGAAGACAGTGATACGGACGCCACAGTTATAATTTCCGAGGCCCTCAGGAAGGCCAGCGGGGGCACGGGCTGAATCGCAGACGACGATGGCTTTAGGCAGAATGTTAGTCTCGGCACTGTCGCCCGTGTAGATCGCAACGCCGGCAAGGCCAGTCTCTGCGGTTAGGTAGGTATCGAGGACGCCTTCGACGATGTGGCGGATGCTTTTAGTTCCCATGGTTATTTATTGTTAAATTTATCGACGCGCGCCTGGATGCGGTAGCGCATGGCTGCAGGCATCTGCTTGACGCGGTTGCCGTAAACTAGGCCGAGGACTCCAGCTTCATCGGCAATATTGTTCACGTTCCCGAGCGTGTTGGTCACGGAGACCTGGGCAAGCACGGAGCCGAAGTTTGAGACGTTATAGCCGGCCACGCTCACATGTCCAGAGACCCAAGACGCATTTCGTAGTTCGGCGCCGAACTCACCTTCTTGTCCATTGTTCTCCGTAGGGGGAGGCAGGGAGCGAAGGGCGGAGGCCCATCCTGATTTGACCGCGCCGACTGCTTGCTGGCGGCTTTGGATGTAGGTATCGAGCTCGGCCTTATCTTCGACTAGAAGCTTCGACGTTCCCGGTCGTTGGCCCTGCTTCATGCGACCGCCGAAGCGGCCTTTGACTTTATCATGAATTGAGCGGTAGTTCTGGGCGAAACTCTGCGTCCCGTATTCATTCCTGACTGGGTTAGCTCGATTGAACCAGTTCTTAGCCTTTGAAAAAGCGCGCTCAGGGTTGGGGTCGCCTGCAATCTTGCGTACGATTGGCGAGATGCCAACAAGGGACGCAAGTTTTCCTCCTCCGATAATAGTCTGAAAGGTCGAAAAGTCGTTAGACTTAGCGGCAAAAGCGAGTTTGTTAGTCGCTAGGGCACCGGCATTGCGCGAGGTTCGGTCATTCAAGGCCGTGAAGATCTTGCGAATGTCTCCGGCCACGGCGTTCAGGCCGGCCGTCTTGGCTCCTGAGCTCAGGCCTCGGCCTCCTCCTCGGGGAAGCGGAGGCGTAAACTTGGCTGCATCCTGACAAGCAAGGGCAGCCTGCTCGAGGACGGCGTCGCGCATGGTTATTTTCATGCCCGCGGCAAACTGACCAATGGCCTCTATGAACTGACTGAGCGACTTTGGCTCAAGGGAGACCTTGACCATAAGACTTACTGGTTGTCGTCGATGACGATCAGGGTAACCCATGCTGCCCCGGGCTTATAGGTCTGGCTAGTAATGCGAACATCACGGCCGCCGGCGACAATCTTCTTCCCCTGAGCTAGGCTAGGGATGGGGACGCCTCCGCTGATGATGGCCGTGGATGCCCCAATAGACCCGTCTGGGAGGCTCCAGGATGCCGTTGCGGCGGGGAGCCTGACTAGGTACTGGGTCCGCTCACAATAGCCTCCCGTTTCGAGGACCGTGCTAATAGCGGGTTCGGTGATAAGGCAGGAGAAAGTAATGGCCCCAGAGTTGGCCGACCCGGCCACGCCGAAGTCCGCGATCATCTCTTTCGCATCGGGGAGGAACTCAGCATAGAGGCTCATATTCCTGCCGAGATTGGCAAACAGGCACAAAAAAAGGGCCCCTTGCGGAGCCCTTTCGTTTCCGTAGTCGGCCGCGATTAGGCGGTGACGTAGCGGACGAGGGAGGTGGAGCGACCCTTCGCGGCGCCGACCAGGATCTGGGCGATGCAGCGGATATTGCCCGTCTCGGCCTGACCGACGAGGACCTGGATGGACAGGCCGGACTCGGCGGTGGCGACGCTGGAGGTGAAGCCGGCGATTTCAGCCATCGGGACCCCAGTGGCCACCAGCAGCGAATCCGGGCCCATGGCCACGCCTGCGAGATTCTCGCCGTTGGCAGGGATCTGGTTCCACTGGTAGATGTCCATGCCGGCGACCTGACCGACGTTGCCGGAGGTGACGACGGTGTTGGCGCTCGGGTTGAGGGAGCCGTAGATCTTCGAGTCGTTGCGGAGGCTCTTGAGGTAGCCGTTACCGACGAGGAAGGAGCGGGGCTGGCCGGCCTTGGCGGAGTCGAGGAGGAACTGGGCGTTCGTCACGTCGTCATAGCCGAAGTCACCGAGGGCAACGGTTTCTTCCGTGGCGAAGTTAGCGGCGGTGAAGACCGAGCCGATTTCGGCCCAGGTCTTGTCGACGATGGCCTGAGCGGCAGTCTTCGCGTAAGCGTTGATGAGGTACTGCATGCCGAACTCCTGGATGTCCAGGGGGCTGAACTCGTCGACGTACTTGAAATGCTTCAGGGTCACGGAGCTGTTGCTCATCGTGGCGCCGTCAACATCCGCGAGGGTGTTCGAGGACTTGTTGAACTCCGAAGCCGTGCCGGCGCCCATGATCGGGACGAAGACGGTCTTGCCCGCGCGGCCGACGGAGGCCGAGAGGTTGACGGAGACATTGTTGAGGATGGGCAGCTTGCCGGCGACGGTCTGGACGATGTAGTCAGACAGGATAGCCGGAGCGGTGGGGAGGACAGTAGCCATAGTAGTGTGTTAGGTAGGGAGGATTAGAAAGAAATGAGGGCGGCCTTGTGGGCGTTGAAGAAGGCGATGCGGGCCTGACCGGCGGGCAGAGCGAGATAAGCGGCCTTGATGTCGGCGTTGCTCATCTTCGCGGGGCTGTCGCCCTTCGGGAGTTCGACGGGCTCGGTGCCGAAGGACGCCACGATCTTGGCGGCTTCCTTCGAGGCGCTGGCCTTGCCGGCTTCGAGCTCGGCGACCTTAGCCAGGGAAGTGGCGAGGGCGGCTTCGGAGGCCTTGAGGGCTTCGGTCAGAGTAGCGATGGAGGCGTCCTTGACGGAGGCATCGACCTTGAGGGATTCAAGTTCAGCGGAAGCGCCGACGGTCATCTTCTCCACGGTGGAGCGGAGGTCGTCGCGTTCGGCAGTGAGGCCGGCCAGAGAGGCGGCGGCCGTGACGAGTTGCTCTTCGATGGTCATCTTGAACCTGCCGAGATTGGCAACCTTCGCTTCAGGAGCGACAGGGGTTTCGACGGGCATCTCTTCGACGGCGTCTTCCTCGACGGTGTCCGGGATGTCGGCGGGGTCCATGACTTCGACGCCGAGAGCGGCCACGGCTTCGCGCGTGTCGGCGCGGTTATCGATAAAGAGGTCGACGGGGCGGCCGGCATCGAGCTCGGCCTTGATGACGCCAGTCTTGAAGGCAGGGGCCTCGGCGTTAGAGTCGTTCATGATCAGGGCGTCGTACTCGAAGCCGATAGCGTCGAGCTCTGCCGTGGTCTTATCGCGGTCGGTCTCGGGGCGGTTAGTCAGCACGACGACCTCTTCGCC